TGTGATGTTGGAAGTGATGTTCCAATGCCGACCATACCGTCTGCTTTGATTCGGAACATTGTTGTTGCAGTTCCAACCTCAATAGGGCCATCTGCAATCGCACCAGGCTGTTGAATTGTAATCTTACCAACATCTGCATAACTTGTTGTTACAACACCAGATGTGTTGATATCAATGTTATTAGACACACTCGCTGCAATACCAGCAGATGTAGATGTAGATGCAATACCAGCAGCAGTAGAATAACCAGCAGTTGTAGCAAAGGAAACAAAACTTACAAGGTTTGTACCATCTCCGAAAATATCATATATCTCGTTGAAGTTATCATTTATCTTTATAGTCCCTGCCAATAGGGTATCGCCCGTCCCATCATTCGGAGCCGAACCAGTACTAATCCCTTGTTTAGACATTACTTAAAAACGTTTTTTCTTTATTTATAGTTAATATGGAGGGTTATCATCCATAGTTGCAAATTCACTGTCAACTGACACCACATTTGAGTTAGCTCTCTTCGTATCGTAGAAGAAAGTATTGTCAACTACCTTATTTACCTCAGCAGTTCTTGCCTGAGCAAATGTAGCGTCTCCAATCTGTTGAACTTTTAATAATTCATCATCTATTTTTAGGATATCACCTTTTGCAAGTGACCCAATACCAGACCCAACGGTGATACCTTGATCAACGGCACTAAGAGCATCGTTTACAGTCACACTGAGAAGTTTATTTTTCAGAGGTGTCTGTATGATATTATCAATCATTATCAAGGCTTGTTTGTTTGGATCTTGAACTTTCAAGAAATGAGTTCCAGTTCCTAGTCCAACAAAATCAAATGGTAGTGATGTGGATAAACCAGCAACTCTAAAGTTTACATCATCAACCTTCTGAATAAACAACTCATTAGGCATGACATCTGTTCCACACTCTACAGGTGTAAGTAGTATGTTGTTTGTTGGTGTTGCACCACCGATGTATGTGCCTGCAATGGATATTGTATTTGTAACAGCATATCCTGTTCCACCAGTTACAACTTCTACACCAGCAATATCCAAGAGACTGTCTCTTGTAATATTAAAGGTTGCACCTGTACCAGATCCATCGTTTGTTGATGGAACGTTAGTGTAAGTTGTTTGGATTCCAACTCTAGATCCTGTTGTTTTCGTGACAGGGAAAGATAAGTTGTTTGCTGGTGTAGCACCACCTAGATATGTACCAGCAATACTTACAGTTTCACCAACAATATATCCTTCACCACCTTTTATTAGATTGACAGCTGTGGATATGCATTGTCCAGTTCCTTGATCAAAGTCAAATTTAACTTGGAACACAGCACCAGAACCTTGTGTGGCAATGCCAGGAACTCCACCATCAATACTACCAAATCCATACAAGACAAAAACAGCGCCTGGAGGATTCTGTGTGACAGCAGTTCCTGTTACTGGGCCTGGAATTTGAACATTATATCCATTCTCAAACATAGAACTTCCACCTACACCAGATGTAACTGCAGCCATCACAATGTCTTTAGTTCCTGATGTGTATGATGTAGTTCCTATTCCTATCTTAGAACCACCCTGAGTATCAAGACTAACAGTCTGTCCTGTCTGGAAATCGTGATTCTGAATGGAAATAGTATTCAAGTTAATGTCAACTATGTTTGAATCTGCTGAATTATATGATTTCTTAAATGCTGCTCTTCCGCCAGTTGTTAATTGGAATTGTTTACTACCAACTAATGTTCCTGTTCTATCATGAGCACCATTGAATCCACTAGAGATGTCATCAAAAGATATAACCTTATTGGTCTTGTTCATGATGAAACTCTTGATTGGTCTACCTTCTGGGAAGAATATCCTCTGTATAGAACCATCAGTTAAGGCATCATCCTCAGTTACCATGGCAAAGTTATCTCTCTTGCCCATGTAAATCTCATTGTCAACGTTAATAATCAAATTAACTGTAGTATCTACAGGTCTGACCTTCATGTTGGAAGACTTAGCAATACCTACTTCAACAGGAGCATTTCTGATAGGATCACTTTCAATAACAAGGTCAGAAAATTCTAAGAATCCAGATGGGTGAACAATTGATTTTACAGACTCTTTCCATGTACTGTATGGCAGATTACTCTTGATTGAGTATGAAAACTTCTGGAAGTAGAAGTTATCTGATAATCTTTGATTGAAGTCATTTAGAATACCCACTTCCATGTCATTCTTGGAGACTTTATCTCTTGTAACTCCGAGAGTCGTCTTAACACTAAATCTGTTTACATCCCTAACACTACCCTCTAGTTCAGATACTTCACCGAACAATACATCGCCAGGTGCAAGAGTTCCGATTGTATCTTTCAATCTAAGTTGACTGATATTACTATTCCAACCATTTTCAGCAACAACACCTTCAAACTTAGTAGATGTAACTTTTTCACCAGATAAGTACTTGGCATCATTGATTAATGTCATCTGGAATTTAGCCATGTCATTGTAATTGACTATGGAACCTAATGTAAAGTCATCATCATAAGTTCCTAGAGTTACAGTAGATATTCCAGGCGCACTTGCCATACTAAACTCTACAGTTAGATTTGCTGTGCTTACACCTGTAACAGTAAAGAATGAGAAGTCATAATCAGACGAGTTGAAGTTACCTTCACCAGTCTGTAGTGATGCTGGTTTGATTCTACATCCTTCAACAAATACTTTGTCACCAATCGCAAATGGCAACTTAGTTTCTGTAGATGCATACCCAGTTATGATTGGTTTGTTAAACTGTTGGTCTAATAACAGTTCAGCAGTGACAGTCGTTCCACTATGACTGATTGAATCAATATCATAACCATTAGAGTTATTAGTTGTGATGATACTTAGTGGTTCTCTAAACTCAAACGCATTTTTGATAATTTCAACTCTATCTACAGATCCACCAGATATATGTGCAGCTATTTCGACATTACTGTTACCACGAACAGCAAGAGATGGTGGTTGGTTATATCTAACTCCACCGTCAAGAACTTTAATCTCATTGATTCTAGAAATACCACTTATATCGACTATTGCTGGTACAGCTAAGAATGGTAAAAGAGTTGGATCAGTAGGATAGTCAAATCCATCTTTTATTCTTTCTATAGAGTCAATTCCACCAATATCAGGTGATGATACTTTCACAACAGCGTCTGTACCCTGTGTACTTGCAAAACCAATGACTCTAGGTAAGATAGTGTATCCTTTGCCTGGGAAATTGATTTTAGTTGAAAATACAGGGCCTCTTGCACTAGAAGATGTTGTACTGTATGTGACTGTACTTACACCAGCTCTAGAAACAAATTTTTCAGATTCTAGTGGTGCTTCTTTTAAGTTGAAAGTAAATGTTGTATCATCTTTGATCAAAACTCTATGTTCGTTTCTGAGAACGATATCATTGAATGTTATGTTGTTTCTTCCAATAACTTCGGTGTCAGAAGAGCCATATGTCTTTCTCGTGTCTGATGGAACAACAGGAGTCAAATTATAATATGATTTTCTTGGCCAACCAGTATCAGTTCTTATTGTTACACTAGCATTAGCAGTGCCAGGAGTGCCATCTCTAGTAATGTTGAATCCACCTAGATTTGTTCCATAGACATCTAATTTATTATTGAAAGATAGATCTTCAAAAAAGTCTAATCTCATATCTTCCAAACTTACGTCAGATACGTCAAATACTATGGAATTACCATTAGTAAAGTTAAGTGGTGGATTTATCTTAGCAATGAAACTTAAATTGTTAGCACTTGGAGTAGATACTGTAGAAATCGAGACTGGATTAGAATCAAAAACATCTGATTTGTATTTACAAAGTTTTATAGAACTTGGATCTTCTCTAAGAATGAAATATGTCTCATTATTGACCAATCCAGTTATTGTGTTACCATTGTCGTAGTAGACTACCTTATCACCACTCTGTAGATCCTGATCAGCAATGTTTATTTGAGTTAAATCGGCAGAGAAACTTGTGTAGGTAAATCCAACCCTTTTTGTAGTTACTTTAGCAATTACAGGGTCAAATCTGATTGCAGCTGATTCACTTGACTGAGGTAGTGTTTCTAATTTGATTAAATCATTAGCTTGTAATCCATGAGCTGTAGAAACACCCACTTCACCAAAGAATCTCTCTGCTTTTGCAGTTACCTGTGGATATGTTGTTGCAAAAGAATGTGCAAGACCAATATTTGATGCTACGTTGTAGAACCATATAGCATCACCTACTGTAGGGAATCCAACAGTTGATATTCCAATATAATCTTTTTCAAAATCAATAGCATAGACATCACCATCAGGAAGAACCGCAGTTCCAACTCCAGAAGTTGCACCAGCAGAGACTTTTGCCCAGACAAGGGATGTATTACCAATACCCATGTTATAGACTAGTTTCTGTCCAGTAAAGAACTTATGATCCTTAATGAAAATTCTTTGTTGTGGAACAAAACGATTCTCTACAGTTTGAATTGCTTGTGTTCCTAAACCAGTGGATGCCAGAGTATAATGTGTACCAGTAGATCCAACACCAACAGTGTTTGTTGGATTAAAGTATTCAATAAAGTTCTCAAAAGTAAATTGACTTACTGTAGATGTACCGACAGGGAAAAGGAACTTATTTGGTTTTAAGAAAACGTTATCTATGCCAGGCTGGTGTGTCATTGCAGCACCAACAAAATTATCTCTGTTTACGAATAACCTAGAAAACGTTGTGTCAATACCTGTGACAGTCATGTTTTCTGTTCCGATTCCTATAGTATCGCTTGGAGAGAATCCTCTAGTATCTGTTACAGAGATATGTGTACTGAATCCAGTATTAGTTACAGTATCTACAAATGTGGTTAGTCCTACTGATCTCTTAATGACTTGTACTTTTTGAGGGCCATTAAATTCTGTAAATTGAGATGTATCAATACCACTTAAGACTATGGTTTCACCATCAGCAATATCATGTGGAACTGTTGTTACACCAACAATAGTTTTTTTATCTAATCTAAGTGTTGTATTTACGAATGTAGAAATACCAAGTTCTACTGTCTCAACTTCTTTACCTAGTATTTCACTTACAACAATGTTTGCCCCAGTTCCGTTTGTACCTGTATTATCTAAATCAAGAACGTCATCTATCTTATAATTGTCTCCTCTAGAGAAGATAGTTACAGATGATATGCCAGAACTCTTTGTTGTAACAACATCAAACTCTTGTTTAAGTGCATCTCTGACATCATCAATTAGTTCATAATCGGAGTTACCGAATGAAAGATAATATGGTGCTATATTTCTAGTTACATTTCTACTTGATATATCAATGTCTTGGTTGAAAAACGTTATAAAGTTTTCTTCGATTGGTATATCTTTAAATTGATTACCCACCATGTATGGGAATTTAGGTTTAGCAACACCACTAGAATCTACCTCTACTGAATAGAAGTATGCATAAGTTCCATCAGGGAACTGTGGTGTAACACAATAACGCCCACCGTACTGGTCTAGGTCGCCAGAGTTGTCATAAACATAATCATTAACAAAGTATCCAAATGCAAAGCCAGGAGGCCTCAAACCCGCCCTAGTAGAAGTATCAAGAATATATCCAGTTCTAAGTCTAATGATTGCACCACCAACAGAGTTTTGATAACCGTATGGGCCATAGATTGGATTACCATCATAAGCATATCC